CCCGCCCGAAACTGCGCCTCCGTTCCACCCGAGGCATTGTCGACGGCGCGGGCGCATTCGTTCATGGCGGCCGCCCAGCTCGCATAGGGCAGGCGAGAGGCCGCGAAGCCACCGCCCCAGACGTTCCCCCAAGGCAGGGTGATCCCCCGCATCACCTGGTGGATCAGGTTGAAGGCGTTGTTCGTCTGTTCCCAGGTCGAGGGTGTGGCCCAGCGGTGCGCACCACTGCCCCCGGCCGTCGAATCCTTGCGGGGGTCGTAGAGGGGGATGCCGTCGAGGACGAAACGCCAGGCCGGGAAGCCCTGCCAGAGCTCGGGGTTGTAGCGCATCGTGACGATCGCGTAGCAGAGCCCGCGCCCGATCATGTCGGAGGACCAGGGCCGCTTCGGATAGCTGCCGTACTTGGCGAGCAGACCGGGGTCTGCAACCGTCTGCGACCCGTCGTAGAACTTGACCCAGCCATAGCCGTCGTAGCGGCCCTGCATCGGCGTTCCATAATCGGCATGTGCCGCGCCGCCCAGGGTGACGATTTCGCCGTCGAGGATCAGCTGGACGAGACTGCAGCCCGCCACGCAGCTCAGCCCGATCACATAGGTCAGGTAGGCGTTGGGCGTCTTGCCCGCCTCGCCATGGCTCATCGGCGGGCAGACCATGACACCGCCCGTGGCATAGCGGCCCATGATGAAGGAGGCGGGGTTGGTGCTGCCCGTGAGCGTCACGCTCGTCGAAATCCCGCCGCCCTGGCGCGCGGCGGCGCTGGTTCCCGACAGGGCCTGGATCAAGGCCGATGCGGCGACCGAAACGAGCATGCGCCCGACAATGCTGGTGACGAAGGTCCCGACACCGGCAGCTGTCGCGGACGCGGCGATCGCGCCGATGGCGGCTCCGACGGGCGGCATCAGGCAGCCTCCCCGTCGGGGGACCCGAAGGCCGGGATTTCAAAGGCCCTTGAAGCGCTCTCGAACGGAACGAGCGCGAGACCCTCGGGCCGCAGGACGTAGATCCATTCGCCCTGGACGACGCCGAGCGCCGGTCCCCCTTCGCCCGCCACGACGGCGATGTCGCCGGCGGCAGCGAAGGAAGGCGGGATTTCGGTGAGGAGCGCGGCGACGGCCGCCACCTGGTCATTGATGCCCGCCGCGCGCAGGACGCGGAGGCCGCCCCGCCAGGTCGAATAGCGCCCCCGCCATTCTGCGGCCGGGTCGACGCCCGTCATCGCCTCGATCGCACCGGCGGCGAAGAGCGCGCAATCGTGCTCGCCATAGGCAAAGGGGGCGCGGGCCTTTGTGGAGAGCCAGGCGGTCAGGCGGCCGCGCCAGTCATGGGTGCGGCGGATCAATCCTCGCCCCCCTGCCTGGATCCCCACCAGATCTTTCCCTTGGCGTCGGCGTAGCGCAGGAACCGGTCGCCCGAGGCACGGCGCTGGTATTCGTCGGCCCAGGTATCCGGGAGCGACCGGGTAAGGTCGCGGGCCGACGTCGCGATGACCAGCTTGCAGCTCGACGTTCCGCCACGCTCGGCCGAGGTCCATTCAACCTCGTCGACGGTGCCTTCGAGGAGCCGGTGCGGCGGGTCGGCGAGGACGCCAGTGGCGGGATCGAAGATGCCGCGATGGATCTGGACTGGCGCCCCTTTCGGATCCCAGCCCCGAATGAGCTGTGCGACTTCAGGCGTGAGCGTGGTGAGCCCGATCCGGTACATCCGGACGTCGAGACCCGTGGCTGATTCAAGCGGCGGGATGTCGAGCAGGTTGCCCGCGCCATAGTAGAGGCGGCTCTCGCCCTCGACCGTGAAGGTTTCATGGTCGGCGCCGGTCCAGAGGCCCATGGTCTGGGCCGCGCCACTCGACCGGTTCCGGGCGGTCAGCCAGATGAAGAGGCGGACCTTCAGCCCCTGGCGGGCCTGTAGAAGGGCGAGGGTGTTGGAAGGGACCGACCGCATCAGCGCATCGCCTGCTGGAAGGCGAACTCGACCCCGTCCGTGATGGTGCGGCGGCGGCTGCCGGGGTCATAGCTGCCGGGCACGATCACGGCCTTGCAGACGGGCCGGGCAAGGATGATGTTCAGGCCGGTTGTCACGACGGCCCGGAAGAGGCCCATGCGCACCGGGCCGGAGCCATAGTTCAAGCCGAACCGGTCGTAAGCGGAAATCGGATAGTTGGCGGGCAATGCCTGGATACGGCACTCGCGCCGGTCCGTGCCGATCGTGTGGAGCGTCGGCGTCGATGGCCCGACAATGGTTCCCGTCGGGTCGAGGAGGGGAAAGGGCCGCTTGGCGTCGTAGCACATGAAGGTGCCGTCAGCTGCGAGGAGACGCTCGATCAATGCCGTGACCCGGCCCGCCTCCTCGTCCTTCATCTTGCCGAGCCGGATGCGGCCTTGCCAAAGTCGGTCGGCCATGTCGGCCCGCAGCACTTCACCGCCGCGCGTCTGGTTGACGTCCACGGCCTCGGCGAGCGTCATCGACATCTCGGCGATGGGCAGCTGGTTCATGAACCCGGCGCGGTCGAGGGGAAAGGTGATCGCCATCAGCCGATCCTCGTCGGGTCGCTGTTGATCGCCCGCACAGCGATCGGCAGGTCATAGGCCTTGAACTCGGCCAGGGCACGGTTCATCCCGCGATAGGCGGCCTCCTCGATCTCGGCGTTGCCGCGGGCCCCGCGCAGGTCGAACGTCGCATTCAGGGTATTGCCGCCCAGCGCCGCGCCACCGCCGCCCGCACCACCGCCGATCATCCCGCCCCGCGCGAAGCCCGGCAGGGGCGAACCCGCATTCATCGCCTCCAGCATCGGGCGATAGCGGGCGGTCGCAGCGGCGGTCACGACAAACTCGCCATTCGACCCCCACATCAGCACGTCGTCCGACGTACCCGTCCCGGGCCCGGTGATCATGCCGCCACCCGCCTTGCCGGGAAGCGCGGGCGCAGCCGTCCCTCCGTTGATCGAGCCGACGATCATTTCGACGATCGATGAGCCGCCAAAGAGATCACCGAACGGACCTTCGCCCAGCAGAGCGCCCTGAAGCACCGCCTGCGCCAGCGCCGCCGCCGCCTTCAGCGCCGCCTCCTCCAGCGACATCGCCCCTGCCGCGATGTCCATCAGGACGTCGTTGCCGGTCTGGCCGACGAACTGCCAGGCCTGCGCCGCGCCGGACGCCTCGGCCCGGGACGCGGCATATTCCTCGGACACCTTGGCCATCGCTGCCGCATGTTCGTCGGCCGTGATGATCCCGGCCTCCCAGGCATCGTTCAGCGTGTTCTGGGCCTCTTCGTACTCCTGCGTTGCCGCGACCAGCGGGTCCAGCCGACCGAGCAGCGCGTCCGTGCGGTCCTGCAGCTGCTCCATCAGCCGCGCCGCTTCCTCGGCGGGATCACCGCCTCCACCGCCGCCGCGGGCACCACCTGACGGGGTCAGGTCGGTCAGCCCCAACTCGAATGGGCGGGTTGGCGGGGTCGGGCCGCTCCACTCACCGTCATCGGGGCCAGCTTGCGGAACGCCAGAGATCGGCGCCCCGGCCGGGCCCATCGCGGCTGGCGTCGAGGTGGCAAAAGTGTTGTAGGCGTTGACCGCGTCCCACAGGTTGCCCGCCAGGGCCGCCGCCATGGACACCGCACCGCTCAGCCAGCCTTCCGCGGGCTCCATCGCAGCAAGAAGGCCGAGAGCGGTTTGTGCGTCGTAGAGCTCCCCCGCGACGACTGAGGCTGCCGAAGAAAGCCGAAGTCCGGCATCGGCCGCCTCGTCGAGCGGTTCAGCCAGATCAAGGGCCGCGAACTCCATGCCCTTGATGACAATGTCGAGAAGCGACTGATAGAGATCGTTTGTTGCTCCGTCAGCGCTCGAAAGGCCGTCCGTTGCGATGTTGATCTGCCGGGCGAGTTCCTGGGCTGCTTCGGCCTGTGCCTCTGGCCCGACTGCATTTCCGACATCGCTGATCGCCATCGCCAATTGCTCGGCGGCGGGGCGGGTGAGGTCGAACTTTGTCATCAGATCCGACAGAGAGGTTTCATAGACCTCAAGGACCGTCAGCTGATCTTCCACTTGCAGAAGCGAACGATTGAGACCCAACGTCTCTGCCGAACCTGCGGTTGCGATTTCAGTCCTGAGCCTTGTGGCTTCGGCATTCAGGCGATTCAGTTCGTCAAAGACCGGTGCAAGCCCTTCGCGGGTCGTATCGCTGAACTTCCCGAACTGATCTGCAAAGCCGCTGGTGGCATCCGAGATCGCCATCTGCGTTTGGGCCGCGGCGATGTTGCGCTGGATCTCGAGGAATTCGCGGGCGGCGGCTGTCTGCTCCCCGAAGACATCCCGCAGTGCCTCGAACGGCTCGCTGAGCCGGTCCTGGGCGGACTTCAGGGCGGACAGGGCATCCGCCAGTCCCTCGATCTGGTCTTCGAGGCTGACGGCCTCCTCTCCCGCGCTGGTCAGCCATTGGATCATCGTTGCGCCGACCGCGATCACGCCAACCGTGATCAGGTTGATGGGCGACAGCATGCCGATGAAAGCTGAGCCGAGCGCCCGCGCCGCACCGGCCGCGCCCATCGGCCCGATCACCTGGGTGATCTGCGTGCCCTGCTGGATGGCGAGCTGCAGCGGGTTCTGCCCGGCCGCGAGCATCATCCCGATGTCGTTGAACTGCGCGACGAGGTTGCCCGTCGCCCCAGCCGCGAGGGTTTGTGACCTCGCGAGTTGGGTGGTGGAGGTGGCCGCCGACCGTTGCGCGATTTCGACGGCCCGGGCCCCTTCGGCCGTCTTGCGCCCGGTGTCCTGCGCAGCGTCCCCGGCCTTGCGGACGGACGACGTCAGCGCATCGATCTCCGCCTTGGCGGCCTTCCCGCCCTGGGCGTCGAGGAGGAGACTGACCTTCGTCGTCATGACCGCGTTCCATTCAGACCGGCAAGCGCGCCAAACTCGACAGCCTGGATGCGGCTCCAGAGGTCGGGCGTCACGGCGATCCCGGCGAGGTCCAGCCCCGCCTTTGCGCCCGTGTAATCCAGTCCGAGAGCGATCATCCCTGTCTGCCCTGCCGCCATGCGCCATTGCGTCGAGACGCAGAGGAAGGCCTCTACTGCCGCGACATTTTCCGCCCAGACCCCTTCCTCGTTGTCACCGAGGTCGAGAGCCGCGATCTCGTCATCCCCGAGGCCCATGGCCCGCGCGTCTGCCGCAGCCCCGTCATCGACCGGGATCTTCGTGAGCCAGCCGCCCGCCCAGGCGCGGCCGGCCCAGCTCAGTTTCCCACGCGGGCCTTCAGCACCGACTTCCAGTAGGCCGCCTGCAGCGCCATCCGGATGTGTTGGAAGCCCAGCAGCTCCTCGAAGAGAGCGGGCGTGAAGGTGACGGGCTGGTCCTCGTCGTCGACGAGCTCGTGCAGCTCGACCACGACGCGCCGAAGGAACGCCTTGAAGCCATCGACCGTGCGGGTCTCGGCCGCGAGCGCCTCCTCGTCCGAGATCGCCCGGAAGGTGGCGCGGAAGGATTGCGGCTCGTCGATCCCGTCGAGGACGAGCGGGACGGGCACGGTGAAGGTCGGGGTCTTGTTGATGCGCAGCATGGTAGCCTCGTTTAGGGGATCAGGTCAGGTGCAGACGAGCGTCCACTGGTCGTCGCCAGCGTTCATCTGCGGCACGCCGCGGAGCTGCCACTCGACCGCCTCGTTGACGTTCTGGATTCCGCCCGGTCGCTGGATCTGCAGGCGCGGCACGTTGAGCGTCACGATCTTGCCCGCACCGACGCCATGGGCCAGCGCGAGGACCTGCTCGGTCATGTTCTGCGCGAGCGTCCAGGGGTTGTAGGTGGACACGGCGACCGCTTCGACCTGCGCCTCGACGGTCTCGTTCCGGCTTTCGATCCAGAACTCCTCGGCGTTGATGAGGAGCCGGGGCGCCACGGTGTTGCCGAGGTCGAACATGACCGAGCGCATGACGAGCGCGGTGCCCCCGATCGTGAAGGTGGGCGTGTTCGTCCGGGTCGCCGCCAGCGGCTTCTGCCACCCGGTGAGCGTCGGGTTCGACCGCGCGGTCTCGGTCGGAAGCGCGAAGAAGCCCCAGAACTCGAAATCGATCTTCGGCACGCCCTGCGCCGTGATCCCGAACTTCGCGTTGCCCCGCGCACCGGTGAGCACATGCCGGGTTCCGTCGATCCAGAGGTAGATGGTCAGTGACGAGTGGTTCGACGAGACAGGGTTGTAGGTGACGGAGACGCCAGCCGAGATGACCTCGGCGCAACCGCAGGCCCGCAGGAGCTTGCCCCAGGGCGGGGCGGTGCCCGCCGCGCCCGAGCCCGCGAGCTCGACCGAGAAGGAGAGTTTCTGGTGAACATCGACTGGGATCGTCGCATCGGCACCGAGCGCGTTGCGGTCGAGATCGCGGGCCAGATCCTGCCCTTCCATCGCGGAAAGGACGACGTTCTGCGCGAGAATCGCGTCCGCCGCGCCTGTGGGCACGGCGTCGGTGCCGTAAACGGTCTCGATCTTGGCGAGCAGGATCTTCGAGTTCCAGCGGCGGGCGGGCATGTCAGGCCTCCTTCTCGTCCGGCGCGGCGGCCGGGGCTTCGGTCATGTCGGCAGATGGCAGGGGGGCCGGACCGTCAGGAACCAGCGTCAAGCTACCGTCGGCTTCGCGGATGTAACTGCCCCCGGCCGTCGGCAGCGGCAGATCGGGAGCGGTAGGGGCGGCGGGTTTGGCACGGGTCATTGCAGGATCCTCAACTGATCGGCGAGGGCGAACTCGGCCTGTGTGACGACGGTGCCCGCCGCAAGCGTGACGACGGCATCAGTGACGAGACGGAACAGGGACATCGCACCCGCGGGGGCCCAGCCGCACAGCGCGTCCCGGATCGCCTGGCGGGTCTCTTCGACGACGTCGACAGCCTTGCCGCCTGTCTTCGTGTTGGTCCGGAAGACAAGGACGACAGCAACGGTCTCGTCGATGTCCTGGACAAAGGCGCCGGCCGAGGCATTTACGGCACCGCCCCGCGTCCCGCTGCCGACGACATAGGCGGCGGGCGTGACCTGCGGCAGGCCGCCACTCGCCATGATGGCCGCGAAGGAGAGCGTCGGCTCGATGGAGCGGATCTGCGGGACCTCTGACTGCAGGCGGGCGATGACCTCGGGGACCATCAGATGAACCCCGTCAGCGACTCGGGCGTCAGCGGCCGTTCGCGGTCGGTGACCACGGCGCCGCCTGCGCCCTCATCCGCCGGCTCGACACCGGCGACGGAGAGGCGGATCGTTCCCGCCGCGATCTGTGCGAGCTGTTTCTCGGCGGACCTGTAGTCGGCCTCGATCTTTTCGTCGGGCTTGAAAGTGTGCAGCTTCCAGATCGTGACGGCGAGCGCGATGTCCGTCAGAAGCGGAGGGGTCGCCACGAGCGGCAGGACATAGCGGCCCTGCAGATAGCCGTCGATCAGGGCGTCCGCGTCGGCCAGGGCACGATTGATGACCGCCGTATCGATCATGTGGGTCGGGATCGTGGCCCTGTCCGTGACCGCGATCAGCATCGCTTCACCGTATCGGTCGGTCAGCTGGGCGAGGGTCGCGTAGGGCACGTCACAGGTCCTTCAAAGGGGGCTTGCAGTGGTCTTGAAGTCGGCCCCGGCGCGTGCTGCGCGCACCGGGGCCTTGCTGTCCGCCCCGGTCTCGGCCGGGGTCGGCATCGCGTCGTCAGGCACCCGGCAGGGGGTGATCCGTGACGACGAGAAGCGGGTCATCCTCAAGCCGGCGGATGTCATCCTCGGTCAGCTCGTCGGCGTCGATATCGACGGGCTCGGGCCCGAACTTGCGGCCGATCCGCCAGCGCGAGGGCTGTTTGGCCACGACGCGCACAACGCGCCGGACCTTGTCGGCCTTGGCCTTGGGTTTTTCGGCGGAGGGCGGCGCAGGTTTTGTCACGGCATCCTTCCTGATCTCGTCGGCTTTCTTGGTCTCGTCGTTCATGATGTTCTCTCCGGGTCGGCTCAGTGAGGGGGCGGGCGCAATGCACCATCCGTCCGCCCCCCTGCAAAGCCGACCGCCGTCAGGCGGTCATGTTCAGGCGAGCCAGGGCACCACGAGAAGCTCGGCCGTGCCCTTCCACTCGTTGGTGATGCCGCCGGTGCCGTACTCGGAATTGAGGATCTGGCGACCCGCACTTTCGAGCGAGGGCGGAACAACGAGCAGGTTCGGGATCAGGCCGAGAGGCCGCCCGCCATCGCCCTTCATGTTCTGGATCGCCGCACGGCCGATGGCATAGTTCGCGCCGTTCAGCGTCTGGCGCGAGCCCCATGCCATCTGCGGGAACCCGTAGCCCACGTTGCAGCGCAGGTCGGCCCCATAGAAGAACATCCGGTCGTTGAAGACGTTGTCGTCCGTCGGGCGGTCCTTGTTCACGAACTCGACGGGCTTGCGCTCCTGGTAGATGATCGGCTTCACCGTCCGGTTGGTGCAGAGCAGGAACCAGGCCGTGCCGCCGCCGCCGTCCGTATTCGCGAAGATCGTGTCGTTGCCGTTGGCATCGGTGATCGGGTGGTCGGTGTCGAAGAAGAACTGGCCGTCCCAGCAGTTCGTGGTGAAGCCCGCGGCCAGAAGCGACCAGACGAGCTGCTCGGGCAGCGCCGCGGCGAGCTCGCCCAGTTCGGCGAACATGGTCGAGTACTGGCCGAGGTTGTCGTCCTCGATGTCATTGCGGTCGACGCCGATCGTCTTCTCGAAGTGCCGGTTGGTGATCGAGTAGGAGCTCTCGGCCACGTTGTCGACGACACGCGCGCCGATCCATTCCCGCATGCCGGCAAGCTTGCGAAGCCAGCCGTAGCGGCTCTCGAAGGTGGTCGATCGCACCGTCATGGCGACGCGGTCGCGCATGGTGGGTGCCATGCCGAGCCCACGCTGGAACTCGGACTTGAAGCCGACGCGCAGGGCGTCGAGGTTCGGTTGGCTGATGATCATCCTGTCTCTCCTCAGGCAGCGCGGGTGATGGCTTCGTCGAGACGGACCCAGACGCCCTGGGCGTCGACCGCTTCGATGATGCCGGCCCGCGAGCGGGTGTTGGTGCCGTTGGTCTTGGCGACCTGGTCGTCGTCGGCGATCCAGGCGATGCCGCCCACATCCGCCTGGACGATCAGATCGCCCGCGGTGGAGTTGCGGAACCGCGCGGTGATCCCCGTCCGGTAGTTGACGTTGATCGCGCCGTTCGCCCCGGCGGTATTGTCGGCGGGTTCCTCGGCCATGCCGACGCCGAAGCAGCCGACAGCCACGGCCCCGCGGACGAGGAAGCCGGAGGCATTGCGCATCACGAGGGCGCCCGCGAAGATCCGGGTGGAGGCACCCACGGGACCGGAACGGCGGTCGCCCTGCCAGGTCTGGGTGTTGCGGTCAGCGGTCAACGGCATCAGAGGGCCTCCTTCTGCTCGGCCTTGAGGGTTTCGAGATACTTGTCGGCGGGGATGCCGAGGAGCTCAGCCACCTGCCGCTGCTCGGCGTTCAGGCTGATCTCGCCCTCGGGCGGCGTGGCTGCGGGGATGGTGCCGCGGCCCGGCGGGACCGCCTGCATTGCCTTCAGTTCGCCTTCCACCCGCGCCGGGTCTTCCATGTGACGGGCGATGTAGTAGTCACGCCGCGACTTCGCGATCGGGTTGCCCCGGGCATGCTCGGCATCAAGGAAGGCCACCGCCCGGTCCTTCGCCTGCGCGGTCGTGACTTCGCTCAGCTTGCCGGTCAGTTCCAGGACTTGCGCCTGGAGCGCCACGATCTCCGTCGGCTTGACCGCCTTCGCAGCCGCCACGACCTTGGCCGGGTCATCACCGGTCACGCCGAGCGCCACGCCGATCTCGGTCATTGCCGCCTGCAACGCGGTCGCCGGGGCGGCAGACGTCTTGTCGATTGCGGCAAGGATGTCCTCCTCGCTCGCCCCGGCCTTCAGGCCGAGCTTCTCCAGCACCTTCGTCAGGTCCATGCCGGGTTCCTCTTGATGGTTGAGCGCGGTCAGGCCGCGCAGGTTCGGGCGGTTCACGAGCGAGGCCCGCAAGATGCGGATCACACGCTTGTCTTGGGTGATAGAGACGACCGGAGAGATGGCCCGGTAGGCCCTGTCCGAAAGAAGTTCACGGCCGGAGGCGTTCCACTCGACCTTGCCCCAGATGCCGTCGGCCCTCGCCTCCATGCCGACAATCCAGCCACGCGCGGGCGAGCTTTCACCCCGCGGCGCGGCGAGGTCGATCGCGTGGTTTTCGTCGATCGGGAGCTTGTCGGTATCGACAAACGATGCAGCGATCACCTCTTGCGAACTGCCCACAATGTAGGGGCCGCGCGAGTCGACCGTCGCCGCGATCTCGGGGGGCAGGAGGTGGATCCATTCCGGCGCGTCAGTGGCGGCGGGGATATCCTGGCTGGCAAGCAGCGCGATGAGGGATGCAGCAGACATGCCGCCAGTGTCGCGATACGACCCCGCGCGATCTACGCACAACGGTTTGCGGGATGGGCTGCGCGAGGCGGGGCCGCGCCGCTGCAAGGTCACCCGGTCAGGGTCACCCCGTCAACCGCCATCTGCGATTTCGTTCCGGATCGCCCGTTCGATCGCTTCAACCACAAGTGCGGAGGTCCGCTCTGACAAGCCAAGAAACGGCCTGGCCGGAATGTTGCCCCAAGGGATCGGTCCGCCGCGCTTCGTGCGGCCGGCCGCGCCCTGGGCCATTCCGAACTGCATTGCGGCTGCGTAGACGACATTGGTGGCGAGCCGCACGAAGTCGGGGCCGACCTCGGTGTGGTAGTTTTCCTCGCTGCTGAGCTCGCCCGTAGGCCCGTGAAGTGGCCGTTGATCAACCCTCAGGCCGCGCCGGGCATAGGCCTCCAGCGTGACGGCTGACTTCCGCGCCCAGGGCAGGCCGTCGGGTGAGGTTCCGCTGGCGAACCCCTCCATCACCCCGTCGAGCATCAGCTCGGCGATCTCGGCCATCACCGGACTCATGTCGGCCATCCGCGCTGCAAGCCGATCGAGGGCGGCCGCTACAAGAGCGTCGTTGATTTCGATGGTGATCATGCCTAGGTCTCCCACTGTCGGCTGGCATCGAACGACCGCACTCGGGGTGCGGGAGCGCTTCGGGCGTTACGTGGACGGTCAGCCGGCGACCCTCTCGATCCAGAACGTGACCAGCGACAGCCGCTTGCGGCCGGTCCTCACCTCGAACAACGCGACGATCCGGTCATTGCCGATCCGCCGCGTGTATTTCAGGATCGCCTGTCGTCCCTGACCCTCTTCGCCACGCTCGACCGTATCCGGCGAGATCAGCAGCTCGGCGAGAAGCCGGTAGTCGGCCGGCTCCACCGGCCGCTGGTTGCGGCTCGCTTCCAGCGCCGCGTCCGAATGACGGTTGCGGATGTGGATGATGGCATCGCGGTCAACCGTGAAGTCGAAGCCTCTGGGATCGGTCCCTGTGAGCGCGCGCACTTGGTCGCGCTCGGCCGCGGTCAGCAGTCCCAGGGACCGCTGCGGCTCGACGTTGATTGCAGGATCGATCGGCGCGCCATTGCGCTCACCCAGCACGCGCTCGACGAAGCGGCGCAACTCGTTCTGTTGCGACGGCAGGCTCCGGAACGTCCGGGCGAAGAGATCGCCGGCACCATCGGGCAGATCCGCCATGAAGGCCTTGCCGACCTCATACGGCCAGTTCACGGCCTTCGCCGCCATGGTCCGGATCGCGTCCTCGACGGTCCGGCCGGGCGCGTGGTCCCACCCCTTGCCGATCCCGGGCGGCGCGCCGGTCCGCGGATCGATCTTGTCCCAGTCGGCCGGCAGATCCTTGGACGGATCTCCGCCAAGGTCGCGGGCACCTGAGGGCGACATGGCACCCCGCACCTTGCACCGGCAGCCCCATCCGTTCGGCGGATAATGGGCCACCCAGAACGGATGGTCGATCGGCACGACCAGGCCATTCCAGGCGAGGTGCTGGAGACGCGGATGCTCCGAACCGCTGTGGCGATAGACAAGGAGCTTGAAGCCGCGCGCCTTCAGCTGGGCCCAGCGGCCGGCTGCGTAGGCTGTCGAGACATTGGTGCGGTAGATGACCTTCATGCGCCAGGCTTCGCCTTTGGCGGTGCCCTCACCGGTCCAGCCGTGCCAGCCGTGCTTTTCGACGATTGCCCGAAAGTCGCTCTGGAAGGCGGTGAAGCCCGTCCCGTTGACCTTGGCCGCCTCGACCGCGGCGAGTAGGTCCGTGATCAGGTCTGCCTTGACCGCTCCGGCCACCATGCCGGCGCGGTCATGATAGGCCCCGGCATAGTCGTCCCACCTTGCGGTCGGGATAGGATTGGCGATCCGCAGTCGGAGTGCCGCGATCATCTCCGGAAACGGGCGACGGAAATCGCCGATGAAGGGCTCAGCCATTCTCGGCGTCAACCTCTGCACGACCGCCAAGGTCGGCCGCCATCATCGCATCGGCCAGGATTGCCGCCAGCGTCCCGGCATCGATCTCCGGCAGCCCGACCTTGAGCATTTCGGCGAACTCGTCGAAGGAGGAGGCTGCGGCCAGCATCGCCTCGATCTTGCTCAGCATCGCCTCCATGCCCGGCGCTGCCTCGGTCGTCAGACGATCCGTGATCACCTCGGTCGGAGCGGGAGGCGATAGGAGCCCCGTGGAGGCCCCTTCCGACTGCAGGGCCTCCGTCCCACGGACTTCGGCCTTACCCCCTTTAAAAAACGCTCCTACCCCCTTTAACGAACGCGTTCCGTTCGAGGGGGGCGGCTCAGGTGCCGTCTGCGGCCGCGCGTGGAGCGTTTCCTCGTCCGGAGCGGGGTCCGAAAGCCCGTATTTCGCGCGCATCTCCTGCATGCTGACCCGCATGCCGAGGGGGACGAGCTGGACGACCGCGTCGGTCAGCTGCTTGAGGTCCTCGGTATCCGGGCGGGCGATGACGAGACGGGGATAGCCCGTCCGCGGGTTGGCAGGCGGACCATACTCAAGATCCATCCAGGGCCGGATCAGGTCCCGGTTGATGATGGCGGCAAGCGCCCGCGCATCAGCCCGCTCGATATCCTCCTGGACCTGCCGATGTTCCTTGCCCGACCCAAGGCCCCCGGTGACGGCATCTGTGGTGGCGGTCTGACCGAGAACTGCCTTCGAGATCTGCTGGTCGAGCCAATCCGCCCGCTTCAGGTAGAGGTCGGACGAGGCCCCGACATTGGCAGTCTCCACGAACTCGATCTGCATGCTTTCGGGGATGATCGCCGCGCAGTCGCCCGCGATGTTCGACACCGCCCGGAACAGGGTGGCCCGATCCTCCTTCGACGCGTTCGGGCCGTACTTGCCCAGCCGCAGCGGCTGACCGAAGGTCTGGGTGAAGATTGCCCAGTCGCGCTGGGTATAGGCCTTGAACATCCAGCCCCAGGCGGCGATCCGCGCGATCCCCGACCGCATTGGCAGGCCCGACTTGGCCGACATGCGCGCGAAGATGAACTTGAAGGGGTCAAGCGGAACTTCCGATCCGGCGGCCTCAAGTCGGCGCGGCGTGGAGAGGTCCCGCCGATCAAAGCGGAACCAGCGCGGGTCGCGCCGTTCGAGGCGTTCGGGCCACCAGTCGCCGGCCGAGGTGTCCCAGATGATTTCGGTGAAGCTGTAGCCCTTCCCGATGGCGTCGAGCATGTCGAAGAGCTCGTCCTGCAACTCGTCGCGCTTCAGCCAGGCCCGGATCAGGTCGGCCTTGGCCGCGTCCTCGGGAGCATCGCTCGCGGCCTCGACCGTGATCTCGAGCTGCGCGACCGAGCGGCGGCGGGTGCCGAGGACGCCGATGTAATGCGGATCCCGTTCCTCGATCGCTTCGGCGAGGTCGAGGTAATCGACAGGGTCACCCTCGTCGGCCGCGCGCAGGATGGTTGCCAGCCGGGAGGGGTTGAGACCGTCGGCCGGATAGCCCGCGATCGGCGAGCGGACGCCGGAGAGCGTCGGCCCGGCCACCTCGGCCGTCAGGATGTCGTACTGGACGGGATTGCCCCACCGGTCCAGCAGTTGCGGTTTTCTCGCCATCACACATGTCCCCTGATCCGCGCGCCGAGCGGCTGGCGCAGCCAGTCGCCGTCTTCGCTGCCGTCGAAGTCATCCGGCCGGTCGCGCCATCCCCCGGGGCCCGCGCCCCGCGAGACCGCCGTGTAGGCGTATTCCGTCACGCCGAGGCTCGCGGCTGATATGGCCAGCGCCCCGGCCCAGAAGCGGTCGGCGTGGCCGTCGCTGTCGGTGTCGGCGATGAGCCGGCGTGTCCCCGTGACACCCACCTGACTCTTGATCGAATGCAGGTCCGACCTGAGCGCCGGGTCCCCGGCCGGGATGCGCGTCTTGCGGTCCTGCATCGATTCCTTGAGCGTCGTGGCCATGTCGAGCTTGGCGGCCGGCGTGAAGAGGATGCCTTCGACCCGCGTGCTGCCATGCCGCAGCTTGGCATCTTCCACCGGCTTCTCGCCCATGCCGGTCTGGTCCATCCGGAGCCGCACGACGCGGTACCGCTTCATCACGTCGTCGAGCAGGCGGTCCTGCTCGGCAAAGCTGATCCGGCGTTTCGCGATGATCTCGCGGGTGACGAGAACATCACCGACGAGTTCCACGACCCAGATCACGAAGAGGTCGTTCCGCGCGGCGATGTCGACGCCCACGAAGCAGAGGCCACCGGCATAGAGGTCAGGGTGCCCGGCCGTCTCCGATTCGCAGGCCGAGATCAGGTCGTAATCGAGCCAGGCGCTGGCCTCGTCGAGCCAGGCCAGCTCGAACTCCTGTGCCCAGGCGTCCTGGTCGGCCATGCCAGAGCGCAACTCGTCGATGTTGACGTCCAGTCCCTGGCGGACCGCCTCGTAGATATCGACGTGGTGCTTGGACCAGCCGTTGTCCTGGGTGGTCATCAGCTCGTAGAACTTGTTCCCCTTGCCGTTCGGGGTCGAGATGACGCGGATCTTGTGACCGCCCCGCGCGGCGACAGGGAAGGCCGAACCCCAGATGCGGCGGCTGTCGGCATGGAAGGCGAACTCGTCGAGTAGCAGGTTGCCGCCAAAGCCTCGCGCCGAATCCGGGCTGGCCGAAAGAGCCACCACGCGGCTACCGCCCGGAAAATGCACCTCCTGCGTCTTGTAGCGCGCGTCCGGCACCTCGATCATGAAGGTTCGGTCGCCCTGGCGGACCTCCTTCACATGCGCCGGCACGTGGAACTCGTCTTCGGTGAAGATGGGTTTCGGGCGGTTTGAAAGGCCCTTCAAGACGGCGTAATAGGCCCGCGTCATCGGCTTGAGCGCGTCTTCCATCGCCTCCTTGGCGGTGGCCTCCGACCGCGACAGGATCGTCCAGCGCACCTTGCGCTTCTCGATCTCGGCCTTCGTGCAGTCGGCCACGATCTCCCCGTTCGCGCCGAAGGTCTTGCCCCCGCGCCGGGTGAACATGCCGATCTTGAACCGGCTCTGATCCTCGATCCATGCCCGCTGGTAGGGCAGGAACCGGATGATGGGGTTATCAGGGACAGAGGTGCTCACCCGCCACCTCCGATCGCCTTGGGTCCGTCCCTGCCCGCCATGCCGTGCGCCAGCTGAGGCTTGCCCCCGGCTGACCAGCCGAGGTTCTGGACGTGCCCGAGTTCCTTGCGGTGGGAGGCAAGCTTCTTGATCGGTACGGTGTCCGGGAAGAAACGGTTTAGCGCATTCTGTGCGGCCGACCGCGCCGCGGGTGACATGGACGGTCGGAAGAGTTCACTCAACCGCCAGATAAGCCGGAACACCATGCCCTTGGTGAAGTCCTCAACCGCCGCGCGTTTGCTGCTTGCCGTGCGTCGGTTCGTGTAGACGCGGGTCTTCTTGAAACCCGCCACCTCCGCGTCGATCGCGCGGTTGAGCACGGTGTAGAGGTAGACCGCGACCTCCGGTCCCGGCGATACACCCACAAACGTCAGAGCGCTTGATTTGCCGATCCAGTCCCGCACCACGGCTGTGTTCGTGAAGTCGGCGAGGCGCGACCAGAGCGGATCCCGCGCGCCGTTGCCGCGCGACTGTACCCGCACCGACTCCTTGCCGAACAAGACCTCCTCTTCGGTCAGCCCGTACTCCGCCATCAGCGCGGCCGCTTTTTCCGCCGCGGCCAGCGCTTCGGCTTCTGTGCACCCCGCACGGCTGGTCATCTTCAGGAGGGCCGCGATCTTGCGGCGGACGGCGTCGGTCATAGGGCAACCCAAAGAAATACGATGCCAAGAAGGCAGGCCGCGGCTGCCAGGGCGAACGCCCGTTGCGCAAGGGGGTTCGCTGCCGGGAGCAGACCACGTGGTGTGCTTCGCCTTGCCCGATTGCGACGATAGGCCTGCAATTCGCGCTCCCGTTGCCCAAAAGCAGAAAGCCGTTGGCTCGATTTTCGCGGCATCAGCCGATCCTCCGCGGGTCACCACGCATGGCCGCCTCAAGACGGGAGAGGCGTGCCTCGATCCGGTCGAAGCGGGCGTTTGCGGACTCCGGCGTCTGAGCGACAGGTCGAAGTCCGCCATGCAGCGCAGGGTTCGAGGTCAAGACCCGGCACCTGTCACAAGGCACGTACCCATTCTCGAACCGCTCACAGTCAGGACAGGGGTTCGACATGTGACCTCCCAGTACCTTGGACAGCAGCCCGCCGGAGATCCTCCAGTGTCTTGAGTCCACGCGACAGGGACCGCTCGATTGCGCTGTCCTCCTGGCGGCGGATGAAGACCTGATTGTGAAGCCTCTTCTGCAGGCCGTAGTACGTGCGACCATCGATCCACTGGCCGACGGCCATTCGGCTGATCAACACGGCCGTATCTCGACAGACTTTGGCCAGGAAGCCATCGCGGCGTTCAAGATTGCGGGCCCATGCCGACAGGTCGTTTGCGACTTCTTCTGGGGTGGCCATCATGCGACCTCCCAGTACCCGTTGCGCAGCCAGCCGTGCCAATGCCCGACGTGATGGACAGAGGGGTCGAGCGTCGGCTCTGTCCGAGATCCGTTCCAGCGCCAGGACGGCCGGTCGCCGCCCGGCTTGACCCCGTCACCAATGAGGATCCCGCCCTCCGTCCCGCAACCACAGGGGCAGAAGTAGCGGAACTCGAAGAGCCCGGGATGATCGCGGCCGACGAGGATGAAACTGCCCGGGTGCCGGTTGCGGGCCCACGTCTCCCGGTCGGGATAATAGAGGGCGCGGATCACTGGAGGGTCACCTCGCCCCGGGCCGTCAGGACCGCATGATCCCAGCCTTGATGCCAATCGGGCGGTTCGTCGGTCTCCTCGCCCGCCAGGAAGTCGGGACCGCCGCATGACAGGATTTCGTCGGTTGTCAGTAGGTCGGCGACGTTGCATGTCACCCGTGCGGCCGCCATTCCGCGGCAAAAATCATCCCGGCTCATCACGCGAACCCCATGATTTCGCGGGCGCGCTGGCGGAAGTCTTCGTCGATCTCGCCGGCGGCAGCGGCGGCGTCGAGCTTCGCGGCCTGCGCTTTGCGGTCCTTCTCCTGCATCGCTTGGGCGATGCCTGACGACGTCATGACGTCTTTCATCATGCGCGCGAGGAAGTGGAGGTTCTGCGGGCTGATCTCGGCGCCCTCTTTCGCGACCTCGGCCTGCATGACCTTGAAGGCGAGCGTGGTCAGCATCTGGAAGAGCACGTTCTGGCGTTGCGCCTGATCGTCCATGCCCATCTCGCCCAACCATTCCTTGGCCCAGTCCGACGCCTGTTCCTGCAGCCTCACGAACTCGCGGTATTCCGAACCGAAGTCGTGGATCGCCGACTTGCGGATGCGCAGGTCAAGCCCGGCCTCTTCCAGGCGGAAGTTCAGGGCGTCGGCCAGCTCCTCGTACTGTGCGAAGCCACGGGCGCGCAGTTCCTCCTGCAACCAGGCGCGCAGCTCGGGGGGTAATAGGTCGATCTTGCGGGGCGGGGGCATCTCAGCGCCTCGGGCTCGGCCGCTGGATATCCGGGTGCGTCGCACGGCCGAGGGCGATATCCACCCCGCGGGCGGTGGCCGTGGCGACCTGGAAGTCCGGATTGCCGGCAAGCGTCACGAAGCCCTGTTCCGCCAGCCAGGCGAGCTCGGTCGTTGTCTGGTCGCGCGACGTGTCGATGCCGATGCTGTCGCTGTTGAGTACGTCGGTCAGGATCGACACATTCGAGGTGAAGGTCGGGCTGGCTTCGAGAAAGCGCAGGATCGCGAGGCGGCGATGCCTCTGCAGGGTTGCGGCGTAGTCGGTCACTTCCGGCCTCCGTCGAGCAGATGGTCTTCATGGCGGGTCACGATGTTTTCCAGGCGCAGCATGATTTTGGCGTTGCCCTCCATCACTGCCGACATCGCCTTGAGCTCCCCCTTCATCGCAGCGAGTTCTAGCTTCAGGTCGTGGATGTGATCCTTCGCCGGCAGTCCGGTCACGGTCTGCTCCAGCGACTGGAGGCGTGTGTCGTGGCGATCAAGACGCGCGACGACCGACCCGATGCGCTCGTTCGTGGCTTTGCGGCCCATCTGGACCCAACCGACAACGGCAAGAACGATGGTCACAATGACGCCCACCGTCACTGTCGGGTCGAAGATGAGGTTCATGCTTCCGCCTCGTCCTGACCTTGGCGTGTGGACACTTGGCCCCCCACCTCGCGCAATTTGGCGCGTGCGAGGTCACGAAGCACATCGGGACTGGGCCCAAGCCTTGCGATCGACTCCGGAGAGCTGCGGAAGGCGTAGTCGAGGATGCCCTCGATCCGGGCATCCTCTTCGGCAATCCCCTCGGTTGCCAGCACCCCGGAGGTCAGCGCGCGATGCATCGCCTCGCGCCAGATCTTCTCGGCCTGGACCCCCAGATGCTGCCGGATCAGGTCGGGCACGCCCGCGAAGGCGCGCTTCACCATCGACGCCATAATGCCGAAGAGGAGGACAAGAAGCCCCGCCAGCGCCTCGGTCAGGCGCGGCTCAAGGGCCGTCAGGAGGGAGTCGAACATGGATCAGACCTTTGTCAGAGAGCCGCGCGGACGGCGGCATCCTTGGATTCGAGAAGCTTACGGAGCGCCACGCTCCGCTCCGGTCCGCGTGAAAGGACCAGGCACAGGGTGTTGGCGAGCTGAGCGAAAGGACGCGAGACCTCGCGCAGGTTGTCAGGCAGATGCGCGAAGGCGAAGTATCGCAGGATCGGCTCTTCCCCGGCGAAGTCGATGGCCGGGGCGGCCCCCGGCTGCAGTTCCTCGACGAAGAGGCTCTGTGTGTCGTGGATGTGGATCGTCTGCTCGTGGCCCGGCTCCACCATGATGGGCGCAGTGGCGGCGCGGCCGACCGGGTGGACGGTCGTGATCCGGCAGGGCTTCTGGTGGGCCTGGACGAAGACAGTGGCGGTCATAGGCAAACCTTTCAGGCGGCGTTGAGCCAGACGGGGACGTTGAAGCCGGGGCAGGCCTTGGCCGCCCACTCATTGTGGCCAGAGATCCGACGGATCGTCGTGCGCGTGCTGACAGCGGAAATGAGGCGCCGGAGCCGGGCATCCTGCGCAGTGGTGAAGTTCGACAGAAACCGGTCGGTCGAAGCCGATCCATGTCCGCCGAAAAGGCACACGTGGATCACGCCGCGATTGTGGCCCTCGACACCCGCCCCGATCTCGGTCTCGGCGCGACCCGGCCAGACCGCTCCATCTCGGTCGATCAGCCAATGATACCCGACTGTCCGCCAGCCCCGCGCCTTGTGCCAGCGGGTCACCTCAGCGACCTTGTCTGCCAGCGGCGCTCCCGCCATCCAGTCGGGCAGCGTGTCGGCGCAATGGACGACGATCTCGTCGACCAGGTAGCGGGCCGATCCCTGATAGAGCCTGGGCGTCCCAGCGGGGAAGGTTACCGGCTCCGACGCGAAAACGATCGGCTCGCCCCGGTTGGCAATGCAAGCCTGCATCGCCTTTTCCGTCCGCGGGCCCCAGCGGCCGTCGATGGGGCCGACATCATGGCGCAGGCCCTGAAGGCCCTGCTGGACCAGTTTCAAGCTCATGATCGGTACCTCAAGCAGCGGAGCCAGCGACGCGGCTGGATGCGCTCAGGGTAGGTCGCGCGCCCCCCGTAAAACCACGCACAACGGTTTGCGCGGGAAGGCGGCTAGAACTCGAAAAGGTCTGGCTGGGAGGGAGGCGGCCGCTTCTGTCGGTCCACTTCCAGATAGGAGCGAACAGAGACGTTGCTGACGCGCACCTTGCGCGCGATCTCGTTCACGGACAAGCCCCGTGCGTGAAAGACCTGCGCCATCCAGGGCTTTGCAAGTGGATGCCGACGGGGGAGTGCCATCGCGGCCTCGGCGAGCGCGGCCGCGCCATCCGCGCCGATCACCGCCTCGATGTCCGCCCGAAGTTTCGGGTCGCGTGCGACATGCCGCTCCGATCCGCCAAAGGCGAGCAGGAACTCGATCGCTCCGTCGAGCCCGAGGATGCGGACATAGGGCTCGACGTGCGCCGGCGGTCGGGGGACGAGATGGCCCGGGTCGATGGTCACCCGAACCTCCCCACCTGGTCGCCCCAGACATCGCGGCCCGGCCATTCCTCACGGGCGAACAGCTCACAGGCCCAAACATCGGGGAGAAGCGCATCGACCATCGCGCGCGCCTCAGGCGGCTTGCGGGAGTGTTCGCGCCGACCCGCATCGATCAGGTTGCGGACGCTCCTTGACCGGATCGCCGGCGCACCGATCGTACCGATGAGAAAGGGTTCCGTCGCCGACCTCAGGAGGTACCCGGTCCCGAACGCGGTCTTGCCGCCTGGTGTGCGCTTCACCCAGGCGCCGCCCGTCTTGAATGTGAACCCCCACGCGGACATGACCTCCATCGCCAGGGGCAGATGCGGCCAGGTGGTCCAGAGGAAGAGTAGGCAATCGGGGGCGGCAAGCTGGTCGACCGGGAGGGCCTTGATCGCATCGGGCGTCATCGTCGCGTAGTGCGCCTCAGGGCTTTTTGCGTGGCCCTTTGCGGACCGCATGTCATAGGCCCACGGCGGATCAGCGAGGATTGCGCCATACTTGAAGGGGCTCAGACCCTCGAAAGGCCACGGCGCGATCACGACCGCCGCTCCGCCCGAACGCGTCCGGTGCGCTTGTCGGGATGGTTGACCTTGAGAACGGTCACCACGGTCTGACCTTCCAGCCGGAAGGCATAGCCGTCGATCACCACACCGCTCGCGCAGTCGACCTCTCCATCAGCAATGCGCGGGTCCTGCAGAACCTTGTCCACACGGGCGGCGATCTCACGCCGCGCTTGCTCGATATCGATACCCTTGATCCGCTCCAGATAGCGGAGGACAGCATGGTCGGTGACGTACTGGACGCGGGGTTTCATCATGAGCGCTCCGTGGGGATGCCCTCGCGGGCGCACCAGTCCTTCAGCGCGCGGATCACGTCGTTGATCTGCCCCGCCTCGCGGAGCGCATCGACGTCGATCGGCACCGATTGCCACTTTCCTTCGAACCGGGACCGGATGAAGGCATTGAGCCCCGCCCGTCCCGGCTTCTTCACCTTCCCGGCCTTCGACAGGAGACCCCAGAGGACATGGGCGTAGCGAAGGTCAGCCCGGGGGGCCTCGCGGCGCGGTTTCCGTGACGGTCGATGCTGGAACCCGTCCGCCTTCAGGCGGGCGAGCAGCGCCTCCAGTTCGGCGTCGGTCATGTCCGACATCGAAGCCTTGCCCGTCACCTGCAGCTGCAGGTCATGGCGGGCATCAGTGTCCAGGCCGAGATCGCGGCAAGCCGCGTGAATGGTCCGTTGAAGGGCGCGTGAAGCGGTCATGGCAACAGCACTTTCGCGAGGATGAGCCACATTCCGACACCAAGGATGGCACCGGGAAAGACCCACCAGCCCGAGGGAAGGGGGCTGCTCCAACGCATCAGTTCCGCCCTCCTTTGGCAGCAATTATGGCTTCAGTAATTGCCTCAACTGTTGGCTGCTGTGTCCGCGCAACGCCCTTCCACAGCGCTTCGAGGAACTGCTCACCCAGTCTCTCCTCGGCCTCTGTAAGCGCCAAGCAGACTCCCAAAGCATCGCCCGCTGCCGCGGCGATCTCCATGTTGGAATGCGACTTGCGGAGTTCAGAGAGGAAGAGATGGATTTCGCCAGCCAGATCCGACAATTCGAGACGGGCGGCGATGACCGTGGTGTGGGTCATTGTGATACCCCCGTATGTCCAGAGGCCCACTTCCTGCCTGCTCGCTCAAGTCCGACCGCCCTTCGAATCCGGCTGAATCCGTGGGTCTGCGGCGCGGCTGCGTCAGCATTGGCCTCGAAGACTTCCTGCGCGAGCTCCCAGATCGGCGCGATCCATTCATCGACACGCGTCCGATACTGATCTCGCCTCCACAAAGGGTCCTGCAGCGCGTTGATCGCGACCAGATGCGCAGTCGCAATTTTGACCGAGGCAGCAGTTGTCGGATCGGTAATCGCAGCACCAACAATGCGGTCGATCTGCGCCCTAGATGGCATAGGCTCGTCCGTGATGGCCCAACTCGTACGCGCCTTAAGGGCGGGCGTTGGCACTAGACCAAAAGGTTCAACGCGGAAGTCAGGGTGATAGGGCAGCTCGATAAACTCTGGAAAGACAGGCACGATCCACTTCATCAGCCCATCCCCAGCGCGGCTTTGTACATGTCCAGCACCGCCTCTTCCTCGGCGATGTCGTCGCGGTCGCGCTTGCGCAGTGCGATCACCTTGCGCAGGATCTTGGTGTCGTAGCCGCGCCCCTTGGCCTCGGCCATGACCTCTTTCATCTGATCCTTGATGTCCCGGTCCTCGGCTTCGAGCTGCTCGTAGCGCTCAATGAAGGCACGCAGTTCCGCCCCCGCGTCCGGGTTGTCGAGGCTCGTGTCGGCCATCACGCAACCCTCCCTGCGGCGTCCAGAGCATCGTCGCGCGCCTCGACGGCCTCCAGCGCATCGGCGAGCCGCCGCAGCCAGGGCGCGGTCGCACGATGCACCTCTGACCCGTTGAACCGGTCGGAGGCTGCCTGGATGATCTCTTCCGAAGCGGCGTCGGTTGCGAGGAAGGACAGAAGGGGCATGACGTCGCCCTGATTGGCCCTCTTGCGGAGCTGGGCACCGATATCGGTGGCTGAGAGTTCAACCTGCATGGTCATGCCCTCGCCAGATCGATGGAAATGGCCTGCCAGGGCGCATCGAAGCGTTCGCGCCGGTAGCAGCGCACATAGGTCTTGCTGCCCACGATCCGCATCGCATCGCGGATTGCCTGCATGGCGCGCTTCCAGCGTTCGTCCTCGATGTCGAGGCGGAGCAGCATGAAGATCTCCGACCGATTGATCTGCCCGGCCTTGTCGGTGTTGAAGGCGCGGGTCACGATCGCCCGGATTTCAGCGCGGGCGTCAGCCGCCCATTCGTTGAGGCATTCATCGACAAGGCCCTTGGCAATCTGCAGCTCGGGCCCGAAATCGACGTGATCGGCGACCTGCACCTGCACCTTGAAAAGACCGTCGACGGACTGGAGCGTCTTGTTGCCCTTCTGCCCGCCGACGGTGGTGCTGTACTCTTGCGCGAGGAGCGCCTCGAAGGACCCGATGTCCTCGAAGGTATGCTCCTTGAAGCGTGCCACCTGAGCGGAAAGCGCGGCGGCAAAGCCGATGATCTTCCGGACCGTCTCGTCCTCGAGAAGGTGCTGCGGCTTGATCAGGTCGACGGGGGTCAGGCCCCCCTTGCCGTCGCCCATGAAGACCTTGTCGCCGACGGTGGTCTTGCCGTCGGGGACGAAGTCCTCGGGATTGGTCTGCATCGTCATGACTGGTCTCCGTTTCTGTAGGCTTCGGGAAGGACCCGCCGGTGCGGCGGGGGCAGGACGCCCGACAGGACGAGCATCCCCGCCATCGCGGCGATCTCCTCCATCGAGCAAAGGGTGGTGCCACGTTCGCCAAGGAGATCGACCTTAGCCACGCCCGAGGCGGCGAGGCGGATCATGTCCTCCTCGGACCAGCGGGTGGACTTCGTGCCACGGCGTGCGGCAAGGACCGTGTCGATCGCGGCCATCAGTTCGGCCTCGGAGGGAACACGGACAGCGGGTTTGGCGTGGTCAGCCATGTGCGGCCCTCCGGTCGTCAGCATCATCCAGGACGGCATCGACAAGGTTGTCTTCGGCGACTTTGGTGAGGATGGACCGCGTGAGGTCGTCGAGCGTCATGCCACGACCCGCCGCGACGGGTCGCAGCCGCTCTGCCAGATCGCGGGACAGGTAACTCGTCCACGCTTTCTCGGCTGAGAAGCCGCCAGGCTTGAAACGCCCGCTAAAGGTGCCTTCATGCCGCGCCTTGTTGAGGTAGTGATAGACGGTGGCGACTGCACATCCGAGGTGGACCGCGATCTCTCGCGGGGGAATGCCCTCGCGGGCGAGCCGGATCGTCTCGTCCTCCCGCCTCACGCGCGGCCCGATGGTCACCCCGGTAGGGATGGGGCGTCGTGCGGGTGGCAGGAGACTGCGCTGCCGGGCCTTTGACAGGACCCGACCGACACTGTCACGGGACAGGCCGAGTTCGTCGGCGATCTCCCCGCGCTTCTTGCCAGACAGGGCGAGATCGATGACGTGCTGATGCCGGCGTGCATAGCGGTTGGCGTTCACTTCAACTCCTCCTTCGCCATGCGGGGGCAACGGTTGCATGCAATCCGCATCCGAACCCGCTCACTGGTTTCCGAGCTGTAGGTTCGGGCGAGGACCATCCAGTCGCGGCAGACCGCCGTCGAAATCTGCCCCCGGGCAGGACAGTTCAGCTTGGCCTGCATGAAGGTCCCGCGAACGAGGTCTTCAACAGCTGCGAGGTCGCCCTGGTACTTCTTGCGCAGCACGGTGGAGACGAGCGCGCCGGAGCGCCCGAGGCGCGCGGCAACCTTCGTCTGGCTGGCCGCTGTGCATTCTTCGGCGAGGCGAAGCACCCAGTCAGGGATCGCATCTCCCCATGCCTGCCGCGCCACTTCGACTGGCGCGCTCATCGCCCGGCTCCCATGGTGAAGACCTCATGGGAGTTGGGGTCGAAGATCTGCCGGGCGCGCTGGACCTGCGGTGCTCTCGGCCCGTTGTTGCGGACGAGGCGATACCGGGCGAGCTTGCCCTTCCTGCCTTCAGCCGCCTTGATCACGCGCAGGTAGCCGGCCGCGAAGAGATCCTTGCAGTAGGTCCGGGCGGTCCGCTCCTCGATCAGGATCGAAGCCGTCTGAACAAGCTCGGCCGCCGTGAACTCCTTGAGGATATACATCCCGCGCCAGAGCTGTTCCTTGACGGTGCCATTGACCGTGGGGCTCCCATCTTCACGCAGTCGGGGCGCCTCGATCCCGCAGTCCTTTTCGAGCCTCCACTCGAGAGCGGCGCCAGGAGCGGTCGGGACCGTCACGAGGAACCCCGCTGCCGTCAGCCCGCGGAGGTAACTCCGAGCGGTTTGGCGCGAACAGGATGCAGCGGTGGTGATTTCGCGGATGGTGAACGGCTTTCCATCCGGAAAGGCTCGGATGGCAGCCCACATCGCGTCCCTCACCGACGGCACTTCATTGACGGGCTTGCGCGTCATCAGACCACCCTCCTCGGCGCCGGGGCTTCCCCGGAGAAGAGCGTGATCTTCCGCATGTCGTCTGCAGTGATGGTCGTCGCGCCAGTTGTCATGGCGTGTTCCGCGATCTGGCGGAGGTTCACGACGATGCGCCGGGCGCGTGCCTGCGATGCCTCAAGGACAATTTGGGCGGCTTCGGGCGAGATCTCCACGCCGGGGCATTTCAGGCGGGCAAGGAGACCGACCTCGCGAAGGTCGGCGGGCTGCGCCTGCACCCAGTCGAGCATGCGGTTGTGAACCCGCTCCCAGCGCCGAAGGGTCTGTGGCAAGTTCTCCTCCCCGATCAGGATCACGGTCCCCTGCGAACTCTCGTAGATGTCGCGGACGACACCGATCATCCCGTCCTTTGCGACGAGGTCGGCTTCATCGATCAGGAGTGGACGACCGGACCGGCTCAGCTGGTCGCCGATCTGCTCAACCATGTCGCCGATGGTGCGGCCGGGATTGGTGATCCCCATTGACCGCAAGATCATCTCGGCCAGCTTCTTGCGCGACCAGGTAGATTTGACCTCGACCCAATAGGCGCGGGTCTCCTGCGCATTCCAGACCGCCGCGTAGGACTTGCCGTAACCCGATGGACCGAAAAAACATGCCAGTCCCGGCAGGTCAAAATCGCGGTTCATCACCCTGTTGATCAAGGCGTTCATCAGCATCACGTTGCGCAAGGGCGCCACGTTGCCGACTGTGTTGAAGTTTCCTGCTTCTTCCCTCATGATCTCTCCACTGCTTCTACTGCCGCCGCGGGGCCTGTCCGCCCCCGGCGGCGACTTCACCCGATGCCCTGCTCTCCAAAGCGCAAGAACATCGTCTTCTGAGCCTGGTATTCGGGGAGCCGCTGCATGCGGGCCCAGAACTCGGCATCCTCCTTCGAGACGACCTCACCGGCTTCCGAGCGGCGCTCGATAGCGAGAGCGCGGTAGAAGCGCTCCGCTGCGGTCTCGGCCGGGACGGTCGGCGGCGGGGGCCGCTTCTCGAACTTCACGTTGAAGACGTTGAGCCGTTCCTCATCCCGCGTGTCCGGCACCGGGATCGGACGTTCGATGACCGGCTTCCGCGTCCGGGCGGGGGACAGTTCCACAACCTTTGCGTCGACGAGCGGCGTCTCCGGCTTGGGAAGTGTGCGAAGCTCCGCCGCCCATTCGCCGACCGTGACGGGCCGGTGCATGTCGAGGTCCTTGCGGACAGACGCCCGTTGCTGCCGCTTGAGCCGTGCGGCGGTCTTTGCTCCGACGAGGTCGAAGAAGCCGACCTTTTCACGGCACTCCGCCGCCCCAAGGAACTCTCCGTCTATCGAATAGATGTAGAGGCCAGCGTGAAGGTCCTCGGGGTCGAACCGTGCGACCACCTTCTCGCCGACGTGCTCGTTCATCCAGTCGGCCCAGTAGCTGTTCTCGAACAGCTGGAAGGCGCCATGATGCTTGTGCAGCTTCCGGACTTCCTGACCCATCAGCCAGAGCCGATGCTGCTCAGGCGTCGCCTTGCGGATCGGCGCCACGGCATAGCTCTCGGCGAAGGTCTCGTCGAAGCTCCGGCCCTTGGCCGTGTCGGACAACCGGCCCGGCCGCGCGTTGTGCTCGGCAACACAGACCTCGACCACTTCGAGGAAGTCGGCCAGGGGAATGGCCCGGCTGCCATAGTCTTCCGGCTTGGCAAGCGTGTTCGGCCCGACATAGGCCCCGGCAAAGGCGGGGTGGCGCGCGATGTCATCAGCGAAGTCGCGAAAGGTCCGCTCGATCGGCTTCGCCTGGCCGTGGCCCGGCGTTGCCCAGTGGATCTTCACGCCGAGCTGGGGAAGGACTCCAAGCGCATCGTCTTCGCGGACTTTGAACCGGAAGCGCGTCGGGGTCCCACCGGTCAACCACTTGTTGGCGAACTCGCGGCCGTTGTCGAAGAGGCAATGCCGGGGAATACCCCATGTCTCGACGAGCTCGCCGAAGGCGGACATGACCGCCACCTTGTTGGGGTCGAGGTCGATCTTCCAGGAGAGGACCTTGCCCGAGAAGAGGTCTGTGAAGGCGACGATGTGCACCCGCACCGGCCGCTCAATCTCGGGCCAGAGCACGAAGACGTCGAGCTTGTGGCAGTCTGCAACCACGCCTTCGAGAGCAGAGAGGGAGGAGCGATCACGGATCTGGGGCGGGAAGCAGCGCGCCAGCCCCTTCTCGCCCTCCCGGGCGTAGACCTGCGTCACATGGGGGACGTGTTCCTTGAACCAGCGCAAGGTCGCCTGGTACTCCAGGAAGGCAAGCCCCTTGGCCTCGCACCAGCCGACGACCCGCCGATGGGCGGAGCGGAGGCTGGGCCCGCCGAGACGAAGATAGTCAGCCCGGATACGGTCAAGGAATTCAGGGCTGCAGATGGCGCGCTGGCGGGTCGGCTTGGTCGCGCGATGGCGGGGAGCCAGATAGGCGAGCCAATCGGCCTGGTCGATACCGTCGATCATGCCGATCCAGTTCCAGATCGAGCGGGCAGAAACGCCTTCCGCCTTGGCAACGGATGCCACCGCCAGCGCCCGGCCCATCGCCCCCTCCAGGCCGTCCACCTGGTGGATCATCTTCAGGCGGGCCTTTGCCTTTGCCTTCACCGACTCGGGCAATCCGTCGAACCACGCCCACACGCCATCACGGTCGGAAGGATTGCCCATCGTCCCGGGTTCCGGCGTGGCGGCGGCATGCCGCAACAGTGCGGCCTGCGCCCTGACGGGCAGGAGTTGCCAGTTGAACTCCACGCCGCCGCCCCGCCCCGCGCGAGCACGCGACAAGGTCGGGTGCGCGTCCCAGCCAAGCTTCTTTGCCAGCTGGTCAACGCCCTGGCGGGTGGTCGGCAGATCTGGCAACCCCGCCTCGGCGATTTCACGCGCCGTCCACCAGGGCTTGGCGGGGCTGGTCATTCTTCGCCTCCAGCGGTGCCGATCTCGTCGAGGAAGCGGCGACGCGCGTCCGCGCCTGCCCGCGTCCAGGCCGTCATCAGAGCAAGATACTCCTTGTCCTGCTTGCTGGTGGGAGGCTTGGGATCGGCCTCGGACCGCAAACTGCGGAGTGCATCGGCGGCGGACTTGGCGCGACCCGAAGCCAGTCGCTCGACCACGGCATAGCGGTCACCCGTCGTCTTGATTTTCGCGATGTCCTGGAGATCCTTGAGCGAAACCTTCCTTGGCGCGGCACGAAGTGCGCGGACCTGATCAGGACCAAGGGCTGTGCCAGCCGCGAGCATCCGAAAGACATGACGGTCGGTCATCCCGAATTTCTCTGCCGTGGCCTCGGCAAAGGATCGAACTGACTCCGTGTCAGTTTGATTCTTGAACTTCGGGCTCTTCCGGTCCCCGCCGCGCTTGGCCTCCGGATGAAGGCGCTCGTAGATCTCCTTGCGCGTGGCGAGAAACACGGCGGTGTCGAGCGCGTTCATCTCCGCCCCGGCGAGGTTGTCGTCGATCTCCATCAGCCGCGCCCAGTCGTCGCTGACGTCGGCCCAGACCTTTGCCTCGATCTCCGTCCAGCCAAGCTTGCTGGCGGCCGCCAGCCGGTGCGCCCCGGCAATCAACGTCAGCTTGCCATTCTTGCCTTGGCGCACATGGATCGCGTCCTTCATGACGCCGGTCTCTTCGATAGACCGGACGAGGCTCGCGACACCGGCCTCGGAAACCGGCCGCAGCCGACCGGCTATCTGGACATCCGACACCGCGATGGGGCCTTGCTGCAAAAGCTTGGGGGTCTTCATCTTTTCGCCCTTCTCCGCGCGGCCAGCACTTGCCGGCGCGCTTGCATTTCTTCGATGTGATCGTCGAGCAGCCGCTCCTCGATCAGTTCGGCGTATTCGTTCTCGATGACGGTCAGGCCGAACTCGCCGGGTACGAAGCCAAGCAGATCCTTGGCGTTCGTCGCGTGGACGAGTGCGATGAAGGCATCGAGCGGGATTCGGTGGTCTTCGGACCCTTCCGACGACCATTTGTTCAGCATGGCATCCGAGATCGACCGGCCAAGGAACCGGCTCATCTCGGCGGCAATGTCGGCCCGCCGCATTCCCGCATCCCGCGCCTCGCGAAGTGCGAAGGCGATCAGGCGGGCGATCTTGTTGTCGAGTTTGCCCTTCCCCGGCACGTCCGGCCCATAGCCGACGGCGATCTTGGGAGGCTCCCAGCTGAACAAGTCGCGCGTGAGTGGATCGCGCTGCCGCGTCATGGCTGCACCTTCGGTCCTTCGGTCATCGTGTAGAAGAAACGGCGCTGCCCGTTTGGCAGGACCTCGTGGCGACAATCGATCTTCGCGCCATGTGTCCGAAGCTCGGAAACACAGGCGCTCACCGCTACAACGCCCGCCCTGCGGACGATTTCGCGGGTCGAGTGCGGGCGCCCGTCGCGCAGAAGCGCGAGGACGCGCTGCAGACGAGGAGAGGTGACGCGCGCCGCATGCATTTCGTCACCCCGTCATGTCTCGGCCAAGGCCAGTACCGGCGGCCCTGTGGCGACTGCAGAGGCGGTTCTGCGGCCCCTCGCTCATGAAGGGCTCATTGCAGCAAAGGCATTTCCGCTCTTTGCGTTTGCCCAGTTCCTCAGCGATCAATCGGTCAAGAGCACGCGCCGCGAGGGCAGAGTGCTGCCAGCCGGTAAGCCGCTTCTCATTGCGGAAAACGGCCATGAAACTCGCGGTGGGGTGGCGGCGAAGGTGAAGACCGGTCACTCGTCAGCCCTCCCCATGGGGCCGAACGCAGCCAGTGACGCCCGCATTGTGCTGATCGCCCGCCCTTCCAGGAGAAGCGCGCCCCAGGCATCCGCCAGGTCATCTGTGATCTCCTGCAGCAGATCGGCCTGAAGATCCAAAATGACATCGGGGCGCTCCCCGGGGCAGCTGAGTTCGAACTTGAGCGCGAGCAGCCGGGCGTGGCTGATCTCCAGACGCTGGAACGCCTCATGTGCTGTCAGGACCATCCCAGTCCCCATGCAAAGATTTCGGGGCCGTAGAAGGCGATGCCGAAAAGGCCGATCAAGCCGATGGCGCTGCCAAGGATTTCGCGAATGCGACCGGGCATTATCTTGCCTCCCTTTCGAGCGCCTTGGCGCAGAGCTCGAGCGAGACTTGGTTCGCGGCAGAGGCGAGGCGGCGCAGCTGCAGCCGGTTCGAAGTTTCGGAGGCGTCAAGGGCCATCTGGATCGCCAGGGCGAGCCGTTGTGCCTCGGTAAGCCGACCAAGCGCGGCGCGCGCCTCGGCGACAAGGGGCGACTCCGCGAGGTTGGCCGAAACCATGTCGGGGAAATCCGGATTGCGGGAAATGAGCTGGGTCATTCCGCCCCCACGACATGGTGGGCCGACAGCATCAGGGTCAGGCCCTGATCACGACGGCCTTCGCCCTGCACCACGATACGATCCGCATAGGCGGACGAGCTCGGGGCCGTCGCCACAAGGATCGATCCGGACCGAATCGACCGCGCCATCTGCCACGCGCGCTTGAAGCTCTTCCGGTCGCGGAACCAGATCCACGACATATGCTCTTCGATCACATCGATCTCGTCTTCGCCGAGTTTGGCGCGCTCAGAGATCTCGCGGTCGGTCGCAGTGCCCACCACGACCATCGGGAGAAGGCTCCCATCAACATCACCGGGGATACGGGCCCGCCACATATCAAGGGGCGGCAGGGGCGGTCTTGGACCGTCGCTGCGCCAGAAGAAATTGGACAAAATCCCCATTATGCGACGTCTTTCTTGTCAGCGGGAGAACCGTCGATTTGACTCGCCACACGCGGGAATTTCTTGATATCGAGGATGCGGGGTTTCCCCTTGGGATAGCGGTCGGGCCAGATCGTTTCCGGTTCCACACCAAGGAATTCGGCGACGACTTTCTGGGACGGATAGTGCTTGACCGACTTCAGCCTCCGGATCGTGTTCGGGTTGATCCCGTTCCGGATGCCAAGTTCGGTCAAGGTCATGCCCTGGCGATGCAGCTCGGCGATGACGCCGGGCCAGTCCATCGCCGGTTTCGGGCGCTGGGTCATGGGATTTCCTCCAGTGGAGGCGGGTGCTTCACCACCCGCCTTTTTCTGATCGACGTTGGACAAAAGCGCTTCCCTCAACAGTTGCGCTCTAGGAATGTATATTGGACAAATATGTCCCGTTCAAGAGACAAATC